AGCCCACGTACCGCTGCGAAGCCTTCCTCACTCGTCTCGATTGGGACGCCTTGCTTTGCGACAGTTAACCGGGCCGAGCTTGCTCCCATCAACGTACCAGTTTTTGAGGCCGGATTGTGGATGGTCGTGTGAGGTTTAATAAACATATTGAAATGTCCTTTCAGGGACTAAGGCCGTACCGCCGCCGCAATCGGAGGCGGCTTAGGCCTAATCTTTTCTTTCGCGCCCTAAACCAGTGTCTTGCGGGGCAAGGAAGTCTGCCGTTAGGCCTAGATTACTTCCGACCGTAGTTTTCTAAGGGTCAGCGTCTACCGGGGAAGGCTCGCCTTCTTGAAGTTCCCGTCTCTCCGCGGTGTGTGGTCCGTTTCGATGATTGAATTAAAGCATTATCCGGCGAAAAACACAAGTTTGGCTGGTTTCCGTGCGCTTGCCAAGCCATTGAAAGCATTGAAACATTCGCGCTGGCGGGGCGCGTCGAGGCTCGACGGGGGGCACTTGGCCAGTCAAAAACTTTGTACCCCCCATAATACTAAACCTCTCTCAACAAACCCCAAAAAATAGTATATGTAAAGTTACACGTTTTGTTCTTATTCCACCCCAACCCTTGACTTTTCACTGCGCATCCGCCTATCCTTCGGTACTAAGATTTTGCAAAATCTTGTTTTGTCCGCGAGGACAATTCTTTAACTGGAGTATTTCACTATGGGCGCTAATGCCACAAATGCAGAAATCGTTACCCTCGATGTAGTTGAGACCTTCAAGGTTGCTGGAACAGCCGTCAACGCCACTGCCGCTGAACTCAATATGGCGGCTGACAGCTCAGCCAATATGGAGGTTGTAACCACGACCAATGTCATTACGGCGGCTGAGAGCGGTAAGACCTTTATCCTGACTAACACAAGTGCGTTCGTCTCGACTCTACCCGCTGCTGCCGCTGGTCTGCGCTATCGGTTCATTGCTGGTGTGGGCCAGGTCACAGGCGGTAACCATACCATCGTCTGCACAAACAATGACAACACCATGTTCGGCTCTGTTACTGTGGCTGGCGTTGTGGTTGCGGGAACTGTCGAGGGCAGCATAAACTTCGTTGCTGACACAATGCTCCCCGGTGATTGGTGTGAGGTGTTCAATGACGGAACTAATTGGTACATCTCGGGGCAAGCCACCGCGAGTGGTGCGATTACGCTCACCACCTAACACTTGACATGAGTGTCAACTAAGAGCTAGGCTCTCCGACCATGGACAACTTGCCTCTCAAGTACCATCCATGGTCGGACCGTCTGGCGATGGATATTGCCCTCACCCTTGAGGGTTCGGGGGAGACACTGCCGGAAATTATGAAGCGTCACTCCATAACTATGGATGACGTGGGGCGCTTCAACGCAGACAGCGTGTTCCTCAAAAAAGTTCACCACCTCCGCGACGAGATCAGAGAGAAGGGGATGACGTTCCGCCTGAAAGCGAAAGCGCAGGCGGAGGAACTCCTCACAACAAGTTGGACGCTGATCCACAGTGCGGATGTAAGTGCCTCCGTAAAGGCGGACCTCATTAAGTCCACCGTCAAGTGGGGTGGGCTTGAGCCACAGAAAGACTCCGTCATAGAGGGTGGTGTCGTGGGTGGCGTAACCATACAGATAAATCTGCCAACGGCGGAGGCAAAGGTGCCGCAGGTCAAGACCATTGACCATGAGAGTGTTTAAGACATTCGCAGAGGCGCAGGTGTTCACTGCACAACTTGTTGAAGCGGGGGTTTCATTCACGACGAAGATTGTTACATTCCGCAAGCGGCTCAGAAAGCCGATGGAGATACAGGTGAAGATGTATGGCGTATGAGATAGACTACACCCCCACCAAGGTGTGCGGGCAGTTCATGGCAGACGACGCTAAGATGCGTGTGCTGATGGGGCCGGTCGGTAGCGGCAAGAGTGTGACTTCAACCTTTGAAGTCATACGCAGAGCAGGGGAGCAAGAGCCAAATGAGCAAGGCATCCGCAAGTCAAGGGCGGCGGTTGTCCGCGAAACTGCCCGACAACTCATGGATACTACAATCAAAACGTTCCTCGATTGGTTCCCACCGGGGGTATGCGGGCGTTACATGCGAACCACAAAGACCTACTTTTTTGAGGTGGGCGACATTGAATGTGAAATTATGTTCCGCGCTCTTGATGATGCGGACGATGTGGCCAACCTTAATTCACTTGAGCTAACATTCGCGTGGTTCAACGAGTGTCAGGATATTCACCCCGACATCATAGACGCCATGTCCAAGCGCGTTGGGCGTTATCCATCCAAGAAGGACGGTGGCCCGACGTGGTGGGGGATGTGGGGGGACACCAACCCGCCGACGATGGATACTTGGTGGTATTACCAGATGGAACACCTTGATCCGGATGACGGGGTCAGCGCCAACGACAACGGGTGGGGGGTGTACAAGCAGCCCAGCGGGCGCAGTCCCCAAGCGGAGAACATAGAGAACTTAGTGGAGGGATATTATGATACCCAAGGGCGCTCCGAGGAATACATACGAACGTTCATTGATGGGGAGTACGGGCTTAGCAGTCACGGTCAGCCTGTTTATAAGTATTTTCGCCCTGATTATCATATGGCTACCGAGCGTATGGAGCCTATTGTTAACGGCGTTCGCCCCCTTGTCATCGGCATGGACTTGGGCCTCACGCCCGCTGCGGTCATTGGCCAGAGCGACCCACGGGGGCGGGCGCTGATATATGACGAAGCTGTGTCGTTTGACATGGGGGTGCAACGTTTCGCCCGGACGGTGCTGAAGCCGCTGCTGTTCGAGAGGTTCTCCGGAGCGAACTCCATTATCATCGTTGACCCTGCTGGCGTTCAGCGGGCACAGACAGACGAGCGCAGCGCCATAGATATCCTCAAGGCCGAGGGGTTCAAGGTCATGGCGGCTAAGACCAACAACGTGTCGGCCCGCCTCAACTCAGTGGACGAGTACCTCATGCGCCATGCGGATGGGGACTCAGCATTTTTAGTTAACCCTAACTGTACGGCGCTCAAAAGTGCGATGATGGGTGGGTATCGCTTCCATCCCAAGACCGGGAACATCGAGAAGAACAATCACAGTCACGTTGCCGAGGCGCTACAATATCTTATGCTACACATTGCGAGCATCAGTGACGGGTCGGTTGTCTCCCAGAGGCGGGAGATAAAGCCGATGTCCGCCATGGGGTGGACGTAACTTTACTATTGCGTTGTCTCACCGTGTCCCATATAGTTCGCATTGGTCGGACATGACCTCGGTTGAGTTTTCCTCCCTGTCAACTCGCCTCCTAGTAAACTTCCCCCAGCGGACTCCTAGCCGCTGGGGGGTTTTTTCTATTGCTTCACATTCTCCAACAGGTTATAAGGAAGCTCCGATAATTTTTAGGGGGTTTTTGCTATGGGTATTAAAGTCGTTAAGCGTAAGGTCAAGTTGACGCCGACGCAGAGAGCTGTGATGCGTACGCCAGCAGAACGTGTTGCTGACGGCCTTGCCAAGTCAACGGCGAAGACGCAGCGTACTGGGGTTAGCTCCAGCGTTGGTAGCCGCGACGTTCTTTCCAAGCCCGGCTTCTTCAAAAAGAACTACCACCCCAATAGCAAAGGGAAGAACCAGTAATGCCAGTCGTTGGTGGTAAACACTATCCGTACACTTCCAAAGGTCGCAAGGCGGCTAAGAGAGCCCAGCGTAGCAAGGCTACTGCTAAGCCGCGAAAGGCCAACAAGATTAAGCAGAGCAGGAAAAAATAATGGCTGGTCGTGAGTATTCCAACAAGGATAATAAGAAGGGCAACACACAGCGGTACTTACCGGTGAAGGTTGTCAGCCGCAAGACCGGCAAGAAGCAGGTGGGTAAGACTGCGGTTCTGGATATGAACAACAGAATATACGATGCGGCTATTAAGGATAGCACATTAGAAAAGCGTGGCCCCTACGGCAAACATTCAGACCGGATAATTAGGCAAACACGGAAGGCCAACAAGATTAAGCAGAGTAGGAAGAAATAATGCCTGGTCGTAAGTATTCCAACGCTGACAATAAGAAGGGCAATATGAAACGCGCCCCTAAACCATTTGAGCGCGGCGGTAGTATGTACAATAGGTCTGCTCAGCGGGAGAGAGACCTTGAGTCAACGGATGGTGACCGCTCTCGCGGCAGAGATGAGTATGGTCGGCTTAAGTATTACAAACCTAAGAAGGGTGCGAAGGCTTCCGAGGGTGATCTGGTCTTGAGGTTTAGGGGCGGAAAATAATGGCCGGACTTAGCTTCCTCAGAGTCGTGGACAACGAGACTCTTGTACAGCAAGAGTCTGAGGAGGAGACCCGACGCGCCATGCAGGAGCGACAGGCTGAGCCGTTGATGATCGGCCTAACGGGCTATCTCCGTACAGCGTTCGACGCAGCCAACCGAGCCAAAGACCCAATTGAGCGGGCGATGCTCACAGCCCTTCGCCAGCGTAATGGCGAGTACGAGCCAAGTAAGCTGGTGCAAATCCAGAAGCAGGGTGGCTCAGAAATTTACATGATGCTTACCGAGGTGAAGTGCCGCGCAGCCGAGAGTTGGTTGCGCGATATCCTTATGGACACTGGCACACCCCCTTGGGATATTAAGCCAACCCCATTGCCCGACCTTCCCGAAGCGCGTGACGAGGTCATAGATCAAATACTTGGAGAGAAGGTCACTGGATTGATCGAGGAGATCGGGCAGGCTCCTAACCCCGCAGAGGTTTCCCAGCTTAAAGAGGTGATCGCACAGGAGCTACGGTTCTCTGTACTGCAAGACGCTCAGAACCGCGCAGAGGGTATGAAGCGTAAGATCGCTGACCAGTTTGCGGAAGGTGGGTTTGCGGAGGGCTTCAATGAGTTCCTCACTGACTTAGTAACTTTTCCCGCCGCCATTCTTAAAGGCCCATGTGTGCGCAGGCAGCGCAAGCTATCATGGGAGACCGACGAGGAAGGTAAGACTGTTGCGGTGGCTGACGAACAACTTGCTCCGGAGTTTGAGCGTGTTGACCCATTCCGGTTCTATCCGGAACCGGGCATCGCTAAGGTTAGTGACGGCTACTGCTTCGAGCATCATCCCCTGACTCGAATGGCATTGTCTGAACTGCTTGGGGTGCCCGGTTATGATGACGACGCAATCCGTGAGCTACTTAAGATCGGTAACGGACAGAGTTGGATCAATAGTGACGTTGACCATGAGAAGGACGAGCTTGAGCGCAAGCACAGCACCGAGCAGCGCCCGACAGAAATTTACGATGCCCTTGAGTTCTGGGGCAAAGTCAGCGGAAAGATGCTGCTTGAATGGGGGCTTACAGAAGAGGAAGTCTCCGACTCTGCCAAAGAATATGACGCGAACGTGTGGATCGTGGGTAACTTCGTTATCAAGGCTATCCTCAACTACGATCCCCTTGGGGAGAAGCCATATGCTGTCACTTCATTTATTAAAAGCCCCGGTGCGTTTTGGGTAAAGGTATACCGGAGATTATCGAAGATGTGCAGAGCGTATGCAATGCGGCTGCGCGTTCGCTGGTTAATAACATGGGCATCGCTTCTGGCCCTCAAGTTGAGGTTAACCTTGAGCGTATCCCCACTAATGAAGATATTACGCAGATGCACCCGTGGCGCATCTGGCAGGTACTCAATGACCCGCTCGGTGGTTCCGCCCCTGCTGTGCGTTTTAACCAGCCTAATGATAATTCTGCTGCGTTGATGGCGGTGTACAGCCAGTTCAGTCAACTGGCTGATGAACACTCCGGTGTACCCTCTTACTTGCACGGTGATCTCAATGTTTCCGGTGCGGGACGTACGGCCAGTGGCCTCTCCATGCTGATGGGTTCGGCGGGCAAGAGCATCCGCCAAGTCGTGATGCACATAGACGCAGACGTTATAAAACTTGTTGTGCATCGTATGTTTGTGTACAACATGCGGTACGATGAAGACGAAGGCATTAAGGGTGACGCACAGATTATCCCCCGTGGCGCAATTAACTTGGCTGTTAAAGACACGGTTAACACACGCCGCGTTGAGTTCTTGCAAGCCACCGCTAATGAGTTCGACATGGAGATCATCGGTACAGATGGTCGTGCAGCGATTCTTCGGGAAGTTGCTAAGGGGCTTCAGATGCCAGAAGACGAAGTCATCCCATCCCGAGAGAAGGCTGCGTTCAATAAACGCGCCGCACAGAAGGAGTCACAAGCAGCCATTGCGCCGCCCGATGGAGGCCGCACTGGAGAACAGCCCAAGACACTTGACGTTGCTGGCAACCCTGCGGGTGGCATGAATGAAGTCGCAAACCAACAAACCGGGAGGGCAGTGTGATACAGCCTGACCCCGACACAGTTAAAGCGTTCGCCCATGTGGCGCTGAACGTACCGCGAGTGGCTAGGTTCCTTGAGGTTCAGTATCATGCTGAACTCGAGCGTCTACCGCAGACGGCATCAGACAAGCAGGGCATTGCCTCCGGGCGGTGTCAAGTTTTAGGTGAGTTGTGTAAACTTCTCACTGAAGCAACGGAGGCATAGCCCAATGGGTAGCTTCTTTATTAACCAACGCATACCGATAGGAGCGTAAGATGGCAGTACCAGAGCAAGTTCAAAAGCAGACTGAGGCCGTGAAAGCCTTGTATGACGATCTTAATGCAGAGAACGCGTCGTCTGAGACAGATGAAGCGCCTGTAGCTGAGCCGGTTCTACAAGAGGTTCCACCCGCCGACAGTGCTGAAGAGCTTGCACCGGAGTCCCCACCTGCTGAGCAGGGTGGTGACAACCGAGATGATGAAACGTGGCAACAGAAGTACCAGACCCTTCAGGGCATGTACAACGCCGAAGTCCCCCGTATGAACGCACATATACAGGACTTGACGCAACGCGGCCAGCAGATGGAGCAGTTACTCGCTTCCATGCAGGCCGCACCAGCACCTGCCCCCGAGCCTGCCCCAGCGCCAGTCAGTGCTTTGACTAGCGACGAGGTGGAGGAGTATGGAGAGTCTATCGACATTATGCGCAAGGTTAGCCAAGAGATCGCTGGTCAGTACGAGCAGCGGCTTACAGCTATGCAGACTAAGCTCGATGAGTTACAGGGGACGGTTGTCCCCCGTGTTGAGCAGATTGCTAGTCAGCAAGCGCATAACGCTGAGCAGGGCTTCTGGGCCAGTCTACAGAGTACCGTTCCGAACTGGCGTGAGATCAACGACAATCAGGATTTCCAGTCTTGGCTGTTAGAGACCGATCCCCTTTCCGGACTTACTCGGCAGACCTACCTTGACGATGCCCAGCGTAATCAGGACATCACACGGGTGGCGAGCTTCTTCGAGTCTTGGCAGTCGGCAACTGGTGCCGCAGTGGCTCAACCTAATCGGACCGCATCCGAACTAGAAAAACAAGTCGCACCGGGTAAAGGTCGCAGCAGCGGCGCTCCCCAAAGTGGTGAGACTAAAACCTACGCTCCGGACGACATCACTAAATTCTTTGAGAAGGTCCGGACGGGTGGGTTTAAAGGTAAGGAGAAAGAGCGGGACGCCATTGAACGCGACATTTTCGCAGCGCAAAGCGAGGGTCGTATCACTTATGCGTAACCTATAAAGGAGCCAATTATGGCATATCCAATCGCCGCTGGCCATCCGGCCTATACTGGGAATTTCATTCCCGAGATTTGGTCAGGTAAGCTGATCGAAAACTTCTACGACGCCACTGTGTTGTCGGCTATCGCCAACACTGACTACGAGGGCGAAATCAAAGCCCATGGTGATACGGTGAACATCCGTACGACCCCGGACATCACGATCCGTGATTACGTCAAGGGTCAGACGCTGAACACTGAAAACCCCGACAAGGCCAAAATTCAGTTGCTCATCGACAAAGGCAAGTATTTTGCCTGTGTTGAAGATGATGTGGATCAGGTCCAGTCGGATATTGCCCTGATGGACACTTGGTCAAAAGATGCTTCCGAGCAGATGAAGATCAAGATCGACGTTGACGTTCTGGGTAACATCGCCACTGACGTCGTCGCTGCTAACAAGGGTCTCACCGCTGGTGAACAGACTCTCTCCATTGACCTTGGTGTGACGGGCACTCCTAATGCCATCACGACTTCCAATGTCTTGGCTGAAATCATCAACCACGGTACGGTTCTTGATGAGGCTAACGTTTCGGAGCAAGATCGCTGGATGGTCATCCCCGCCAAGATGGCTGGCTTGATCAAACAGTCCGATCTTAAGGACGCTTCCATTACCGGTGACGGCTCTTCGCCGCTGCGTAATGGTCGCCTTGGTATGATTGATCGCTTCATGCTCTATGTGTCGCACAATCTTCCGCTGTCCGCGACTGGCGCTGCTGGTGAGTTCACCATCTTCTCCGGTCACAAGAAGGGTCTTACCTTCGCTTCGCAGATGACCAACATGGAAACTCTGCGTTCCGAGTCTACCTTCGGGGACATCATTCGTGGCTTGCAGGTTTACGGCTATAAAGTCGTTAAGGGCGAAGCCCTTACTGCTGGCATCATCACAATCGCATAAGCGGAAGGAAAAATTTATTATGGCTGCTTATACTGACACGGTTGGTTTTAACAAGGGGTCTGCCGCTAGCACGGCCTCCACCAACAACCGGGTCTACCTCCAGCAGGTGGACCTTGACTTCCCGGCTATCGTCGCTGCTCGGTTGGCTGCGGGCTTAACGGCTCTTGCTGCTACCGACTCATTGGCGGTGCTGCACATCCCGGCCAAGACGCTTATCTTGGCGGCGGGTATCGACGTCACGACTGCCGAGACCACGTCAAGCACCCTTGATCTTGGCTACACCGGTGGTGATGTTGACGCTTGGGTTGACGGGCTTGATCCTACGTCTATCACCAGTGCGGTTGGGCTTGGTACGCTTATGACCACTGCGGTCTCTACCAACTACCACCACACTGCCGATACGCTTGATCTGCTGTTCTTGACGGCACTTCAGGATACGTCGGTGATGCGTGTTTGGGCTGTCATGGTTGACTGCTCGTAAACAAGTTGGTTGGGGGGCTTCGGCCCCCCTCCCTCCAACTTAGGAGGTCACCATGGCTATTATGGGTGTACCGGGTCGTTGGCTGCGCCATAAGACGGACGGCACGATTTATAATTATAATGAGGTTCTATGTAAGAACCCCGCTGTGGAGGAAGTCTCTGAGGAACTTGCGTTTCCTGAGAAGCACATCCCCAAGAAGCAGCAGGGGCGCAAGGTCAAAGTTGATCTATCCACCGACGAAGGCGCTATCAAGAAGGCCAAACCCAAGAAGGGTACGGGCCTGAAAATCAGCGCCACAGGCGGCAATAAGAAATGATCTTGAATGCCATAATCACAACAGTCCGGCGGATCATCCAAGATGAGACGGCCACTTATCGGTACAGCGACGCGTTCCTCCTTGACCTCTGTAATCAAGGGCTGAAGCGGATACAGTTGCTGCGTCCGGACCTGTTTTCTTATGTCAGCACCGTGGCGTGTACAGCAGGGGAGGTTATTCAAGCTGCCCCCAGCGACTCGCTGCGTATCATTGAGGTCTATTCCATTGTTGGGGGCACGGGGCTAGTCGAGGCGGACCGCGAAGTTCTCGATCAGACCATACCTACGTGGCCCAACGATACTGCAGGGGCTGCGATTAACTGGATGCGCCATGTCCGGAACCCCAATAAGTTCTTCATATATCCGCAGGCTCCTGTTGCACAGAGCCTAGATATCGAGTATTCCCAAGTCCCAACCACCTATGATGGGACGACTACAGTTACGCTTTTACCAGATGCGTATATACCTGCGCTAGTAGATGTTGTAGTATTTCTAGCAGAGTCAATTGATAATGAACACGTTACAAACGGGCGGGCTAAGATGTATAAAGACCTCTTCATGGCGGAGCTTGGTGCGACTACCGCTTCGCTTCCTGTCACAGATACTGAGAACGCTGGCCAACCCATTCAGGTTGAGGTGGTCTAATGGCAACACGATTATTCTCTGATCTAGTCAACCGCATCGCTCCAAGTGCGCCGGGTTGCCCGCAGCCTGTCGTACTCACGTATGTTCGCGCAGCGGCCATTGATGTGTGTGAGCGTACCAATGCGTGGAAATATGAACACGCCACGGTGACGATGACTGCTGGGACGTATGAGTATGCCTTTGTGCCGGAGTCCGGAGCCGAGGTGTATTCCATCCTCACGGCGAACATCAATGGTAATGCTATGTCGTCTGTCACTCTTGAGCATATGCACGATATGTACCCTAAGTATCCATCTAGTGTAGCGGCTGAGCGGGCAACACCTCGGTTTATAACCCAGATTAGCCCGATTACGTTTCATGTCGGGCTAGTACCTGATAACAGCACCGACACGATTAAGATGTTCGTCAGTGAGCGGCCTACCAAGGCCGCTACTGGTATGAACGAGGCCGTGATGGACGATCTGGAAGACGCCATAGTGCATGGCGCTCTACAACATCTTCTGACGCTTCCTGAACGGACATGGAGTGATACTGAGTTGGCTGCTTACCATGCGAAGCAGTTCATATTTAAAGTCACAGAGCGGCGGGCACGGGCTAACATCGGTGCGCAGCGGGCTGCGCCGACTGTACGTATGCAGTCGTGGGCTTAGGGAGTTAACTTATGGCACAAGCACTATTCGCAAATAACGCCTTTAGCCTGCTGGCTAGTGGGATCACTGACGCAGCGACCTCAATGACGGTTACGTCTTCTGATGGCGCACTGTTCCCCGCCGTTACAGGGTCGGATTATTTTTACGTGACGTTGATCGACACCTCCAATAACTTGGAGATTGTTAAATGCACAGCGCGTTCAACTGACACGCTTACCATTGTTCGTGAGCAAGAGGGTACTACAGGCCGGGTTTACAGCGCTGGTGACCGGGTCGAACTACGTCTCACCGCAGCGGGCATCACTGAGGCAGACGGCTACGTTGGGCCTACGGATGAGAGCAGTGATACCACTACATTCCCGCTCTTTGTGAACGCCGCTACTGGGTCTCAGCTACCCCACACGGGGACCAACCTAACATTTAATTCCAATACGGGCGCGTTGGTGTCCACGAATTACGATGGTATTATTGGCGCTAGTAGTGCCGCTGCCGGATCATTTACTACGATTACAGGTAGCGGCGTTGCCTCTATCGACGACACCACGGATACCACTAGCGGTACGTCTGGTTCTGTTCATACGGACGGCGGTGTCGGTATAGCCAAAAAACTCTATGTCGGCGGGACTGCGAAGGTTGTTGGTGTTCTTACAGCGGGTGATGATATTGTCTCCGATACTGACAGTACCGACGACCTCGGTACGACGGGAGTACGCTGGGCGAACCTATGGGTTGATGCCATTGCTGTGACAGACAACATTACCATCGGCGGTAATCTTACGGTTAATGGGACGACCACCACTGTTGATACCACCAACCTATTAGTGGAAGACCCGCTGATCCTGCTGAACGATGGTTTAGTTAGTTCTGGCACTAACAATGCTGATCTCGGCCTTTATATGGCCCGAGGTGACGCTGACGCTGCGTTCGTTGGCTGGGATGAGAGCGCTGATGTTATCGCGTTGGGCACTACCCCAACTGGTCATACGACGGCTGGAAATCTGGTAATCACCGACGCCCAGTTTACAGCGGCAGGTGCGACTTTCTCAGGAACATCTTCTAATCTCGGTACTGTTACGACGATAGATATCAATGGCGGAACGATTGATGGTACGGCTATCGGCGGCGCGGCCACGGCGGCTGGTGCGTTTACTACTGTTGACGGCACATTGGGCCATTTTACAACTAGTTTACAACTTGCTACGGGCGCGACAGTGACAGGTATCGAGGACAGTGACACACTGAACGCCAATTCAGCCACTCTTCTCGCCACACAACAAAGTATTAAAGCCTATGTTGATAATCTAACTCCCGCCGCCGGTATCCAGATGACGTGGGCTACGGACGTGATTGACAATGATGAAGGTGTAGGGACCGTAAAGGCTGATAATGGTACGTTCGAGAGCATCGGGTTCCTCTACATCGACGATGTGGATGCTAACAGTTCTAGCATTAATACGTTTATCGATACTCTAGATGACCCTACTGCGGCTAACTCCGCGATTATTTACCTGACTAAAGCGGGTGCCACTACCACGGCCATGAAGGTATTCCGCGTTGACGGGGGAGTTGAGAGCAAAACTACCTATTCCAAAGTCGAAGTCACCGGACTTGTCGAAGTCGGTAGCTTCTCCGATGGCGATACGGTTGGGATGATAATTGCCTATTCGGGCGATAACGGTGCTGGGGATGGGACGGTTACTCAGATCAACGCTGGCGATGGTTTCTCGTTCTCCGCAATAACCGGCACGGGCACCATTGCGGTAGACGGCAACCTCCAAGACCTCGACGCTTTAGGGGTAGTGGCCTCAGACGGCAAAATGATCGTTGGGACAGGTTCCGGGGCATACGCTTATGAGAGCGGCGCTACCCTACGGACTTCAATCGGTTGTCCAGCTTTAGCAGCGGTAAATACATTCACTAAGGCACAATCCGGTTCGATAACGGCCTTGTCAGATGGATCGACTATTGCTGTAGATTTAAGCCTGAATAATCATTTCAGCGTGACGTTGGGTGGCAATAGGGCGCTAGGTAATCCCAGCAATATTGTCGCTGGGACAAGCGGCAGTATTTTTATTACGCAAGATGGCACCGGTAGCCGTACACTTTCTTATAGCAGCTATTATGATTTTGCTGGGGGCACGGCTCCGACTCTAACGACTACCGCATCAAAGATAGACCGTATAGATTATATTGCCAGAACAACCACTTCACTTCATTGTGTGTTTACGGGAGATTTATCGTGAGCAAAGTAGCCAAGATCAATGATGATGGCGCTGTAATCGCTGTTCACAATCCTCGCCCTGTAACAGACGATAACGGCATCCAGCATCCTCGCAATATCTTTCAGCTTTGGACGGATGAGGAATTGAACGCTATCGGATATGCAAGGTTCGATGAAGAGAACGTCCCGTCCGACAAGCGGTCAACTGGTACTACAGATACGTTTGAGGGGGGTAAAGTATTCCGAAGCCACACCACTAAGGATTATGTCCCGCCTCCTCCCCCACCTGATCCAGAACCCACTATAGAAGACCCCGACAACCCAGCGTACACAGAAGACGTTCCAGCGGTGATGGAAGACGTTCCAGCAGTTATGTCTGAAGATGGTGAGGAAGTTATTACTCCAGCCACTACGCGAGAAGCCACTCCAGCCACGACTATAGATCACCCTGCCGGAACATTGCCTAATCCAGACTACGATTATGTCGCACTAAGACTTCGCGACTATCCCGCCTTGGACGATCTGAGCGTTGCAATCTGGGAGAAAGTAGTCGAGGACAGGCCAGAGGCAGCGGCTGAATTGCAGACAGCCAGAGAAATCGTGAAGGTACGCTTTCCGAAATGAGCGTAATCAATTCAGATAGTGTCAGGGCTGGTGCGTCTGGAGTCGTTTCCGGCTACACCATCGAACAATCGTGCCGTTCCAATTACGATGACAGCGCATACTTGTCACGGACGCCACGGGTTGCGGGGAACCGTAGGACTTGGACATACTCTGTATGGTTCAAGCGGGGTAATACCACCTCTGTTCAAAACCTGTTCAACGCCGGGGCTAGTGAAGATATCGCTATCAACGCCGCTGACCAACTCATAATGAACATGGGAACTTGTAACTATATTTCTACACAGTTATTTCGTGACCCTTCGGCTTGGTTTCACTTGATAGTTGCGGTGGACACCACCCAATCTACGGCGGCTAGTCGTGTACGGTTCTATGGTAATGGTACGGAGATTACCGCTTTCGGCACTGAAACCAACCCTGCACAGAATGAAGAATTAGCTGTTAACTCGGCAACCCTCCACACTGTAGGAGCCAATGAGGGTGGAACTGAAGAGTGGGACGGCTACATGGCCGATGTCCACTTCATCGACGGCCAGCAACTAGCCGCCAGCGATTTCGGTGAGAGCGATGCGAATGGGAATTGGATTCCGAAAGAATACTCGGCTGGTATCGTTGGAAGTGCTGCTACTGCTACTTTTGCTGGCGGCACTACCGATGCAACAGATGGGTCGGCAGGGACATATACTTTCTCTAATCACGCGATAGGAACCGATACTGGCACACGAAAAGTCTTAGTAGCCGTAAGCCTTGATGGTAAACAAGGTGATGAGCAAATCACTGGGGTTACGATTGACGGAGACACCGCTACTCAAGTTATAAATAGCGACGGTGCGTCGGCGGGCCGACCTACTGATATGTGGATCGCTGATGTTCTATCAGGGGGAACCACAGGCGACATTGTTATTACATTTACTTCCGGCGGGTTGGGAACCTATGGCGTAGGAATTGGTGTTTGGGCTTTGGAGGGTGTTTCTAGTTCTCCTTATGACGTTATTGTTAATAATAGTACTAACCCCGGTACAGGTACTATAGATTGCCCCGCTGGTGGTGTTATAATAGCTTCTGAAATGAAGGCCAATGCATCTGGCTCACCTACTACGGTGTGGACGGGTCTTACTGAAAGATATGATGCCGAGGTAGACAGCGGCAGAATGTCGGTTTCCGGTGCTTCAGATGCCTTCTCGGCCAAGCAAACAGGCTTAACTGTAACAGCCACTAGAACCGCGACAGGAGATAGCCAGTGGGCCTTTAATGTTGTTTCCTTCGGCCCTGTCGATGAAACCTACGGCACAAACGGCTTCCACCTCGACTACGCGGATAGTTCGCACTTTGGGTATGACATTCAGACAAACCTTCGTAGTTCAACGGAGCAAGACTTCCTGCAAGATATTACCGATGCCAGTCTGACCACTGATCTAAAACTCTGCTTGGATGCTGGAGATAGCGCGTCTTACACTAGCGGTACAAGCTGGCTGGATCAGTCTGGTGGTGGGTATGACTTCTTCTTTGGTGCAGACGCCGGGGCTTCTACGGATGACCCAACATTTAACGGCGCGGCTGGTGGGTTAAGCCTTTCTGAATATATGTCGTTTGATGGTGGAGATTTATTTAAATACGACACCACCACAGAAGGGTGGATGGACAACCTCCACCAAGATAACGCGCTATTCACTATAGCAGCATGGGTGTGGATACCTGCATCAGCAGCCGAGCAGTATTATGTTTCAACAACGGGTTCTGGGTTCTTTACTGGTATTTACTTCTATAGCAACGGCACGGAGAACCCCGTCTTTGCCGCAAGACATGGGTCGGGGAACGCTCTTACTGTTACAGCAGACACGGCCTTAACTACCGGAGCGTGGAATTTTATAGCCATTTCGATAGACGAAGCAACAGGTGCAGGTGGCGGTTTCTTCTATGTAAACGGAGACTACTCGCAAGTCAGTTCCGCAGACACGTTTACCGCTACTTACTCGACCCCATCTTCTAGTGCTGCCGCAAGCCCGATGATACTTGGGGCTAGGACAGGTGGCGGGTTTTTACAGAGTACGGCTAAGATGGCAGGGATGATGATTTGGGAGGGGGGAACTGCTATAACCAAAGCCAACCTCGACACCCTTTACGCAAGCACCAAGGAACGCTTCGAGGAATTTGAAGACAGCGGCCTCGCCACCAACGACCAAGTAACCGACAGCCCCACGGATGATGCTGATAATGGGGTGGGGAATTACTGTACCCTTAATCCCTTGGATTTTGCCGGAGGAATTACCCTTTCAAACGGAAATCTACAAGTGGTACTCGGCAACGATGACGGCATACGAGGGACACAGTTTTTTGATGCCAACGATGCTGATGGGTATTATTGGGAGGTCATACCCAGCGCCGTTAGTACGAGTAATACCAGATGCGGAGTGGCTACTGCTGATGCCGATATAAGCACAGATAGCCCACTCACAGGTTTATACGTGTATATTCATAACGGAGATAAGATTGCCGCCGCCGCGCAAACAACTTATGGCGATGCTTGGACAACGAGCGAAGTCATTGGCGTCTTTCTCAAAGCTGGAACGCTTGAAATGTTTAATCAAGGCATTTCTCAAGGGAACCTTGCCACAGGAATTACAGGGCTAGTTGCCCCCGTGCTACAGGATAGAAACACAGGGTCTACTTTGGCTATTAATTTTGGTCAACAACCCTTTGTGCGTACTCCCCCAACAGGCGCAAAGCGCCTTTACACCGCAAGTATGGCTGCACCTGACGTACCTGACCCAAGCAAATATTACCAAGAGGAAAACTTCACCGGTACAGGTGCGGAGTTGGCAAGGACGCTGACGGATGGTGGTGGCGCGGCTTTCTCTCCTGACCTTGTTATTTGTCGGGAAACTGAAACCTCTTCTATGGATCACAACATGATCGACACCACCAGAGGGGCAACAAAGGAATTTGCCTTTGGTGAGGATGAGGCGGCGTCCACTGTGGCCCAAGGACTTAAATCATTTGATAGTTCTGGCGTAACTCTTGGGACAGCGGTGGATTACAACCGGTTGTCTACCCTATGTAGTCTAAACGCTTGGGTGGAAGGAACACTCCCCGGCTTTGAGATTATAACGTGGACAGGAACAGCCGCAGAAAAGACCATCACACATAACCTCGGTGTAGCCCCTGCTTGCATCTGGGCTAGGAATGTCACCGACAGCGTTAATACCACAATGTACCATCAGAGCTTAAATGGTGGTACAACTCCAGAGAACTTCCGTTTGGAGTTAGGTGCTACGGGAGAAGCGGATGACGATACCGTGTGGTTCGATTATGCTCCTACAAGTGCCAACTTTAAAGTCGGGGCCAGTAACCTGACCAACGGCGACGGCGACACGATAATCGCTTACGTCTTTGCGGAAGTCCCCGGCTTCAGTTCCTTCGGGAGTTATGTCGGCAACGGCAACCCCGTTGGCCCCTTCGTATTTACAAATTACCGTCCTCGTTTTGTATTAACTAAGAGGCGGGACGGTTCTGCTCACCAACCTGTCATTACGCCGAGTGAGTGGTCAGGCCACAGCGGAGGAGGTAACACTACAAGTGGTTCGGACCTTGTAGACGGCCAACTCTTGGACACCGCAAGGGAGATGGATTATCTCGCCAACGGGTTCAAGATCAGGGATGCTGATAATACAATCAACGGCTCTGGTTTTAACATGGTGTACTGTTCCTTCGCTCACTGGCCATTCGGCGGCGACGGTGTTAGCCAAGCACGGGCGAGGTAGAACTGTCATGAATAAAGTTACAGACATCGTGCAAGAAATGTCGGCTGAAACCGCCGGGAAAATTAGTATTGGCATAGGCGGCGGTGGCGTGACTTTGCAGCTCATAACTGAGTATACCAGCCTGTTCATTCTGTTCGGAAATGGTCTGTTGGTGGCGGCTGGCCTGTTTCTCGTGAGTTATAAAATCCG